ATAAATAACTTCGTATCTCCACAACTGATCTTTATCATCCCAATAGGTGGATTCTTCAAACTCTATTTCTTTTTCAGGGTTGTCTTGTATGCAATCAGATAAATCACTAGTTAATTTAGCATCTGGAAAAGTTGCCATAATGCCTCTAGCTGCTACTTTATGATCTCTGTATATCCCAGATATTTGACCGTTTTCAGATTCATCTAAACATAGATTAGCTGTTGGCACAGTAATAAACTTAATAGGCATTTGTTCATCACCTTCTAGCACTAACATAGCGCCAGTTCCAACAGCCAAATCATAATACATCTCACCGACTGCAACTGAAAAGTTAGAGCTGTTTAATGTTGAGAATAGTATATCTGTAACTAATTCTAATATTTTGTTTACTTCTTGTTTACGCTCTGGTGGAATTGCTGGCCCTGCTTTTAATTCAGCCCATTTGGTAAAAGGAGGAGTTAAAGCTGACTGCATGCGATTAACAAAGCCATTAACTGCCATAATACCAGCAGAATCAAAGACTTTGTCCATTTTAATCTCACCTTGCGAACGCCTATTATACAAGTTTCTTTGTGGCAAAGCTAATTCATAAGCACCTTCAAATAATGCTTTATATTGCATTTGAACGCCCTTAGCGGCATTTATTCTTTTTTTTAAGTGCGTTATATTTAACTCAGGCATTATTCGGTATCAAATAATTCAGTTGTATCTATTTCTAGCTCTTTGCATCTTTTAAGAAAGTCGGCTTTCCTTGTGAAAGTTTCCATATCATCATATTTAGTTTCCATAACATTATTTTTTTCAATTACCCCATAGTGTGATGGCGGGTGTTGTCCGTTATAAGCTATGTAGTAAGTGGTCCTTGTTGGCTTTTCAATTATACTATTCATATTACTAGTCCTCCATCTATAAATCCCCAGCTGTCATCTTCTATTATTGCAACCTTTGCAACTAATCCTGACGCATTATATTTTGAGGTGCCAAAGTGAATATTAACACCATCAAATAAATTTAATTGTTCCCAAGCTATTAAAGTTCCACTATAATTTGCAATTGACAGCTGACCTCCTTGTAAAAAATTTGTACCAGAAGTTATATATTGAGCATTCCAATCAGCCATACTAAAATCTAAACTAGTGCATTGTCTAAAAGTATTATTTAGAGTAAGATTTTTGCCAAAACGCCATTCTCCAAAATCTTCTGTCATAGAACTGCAATTATAAAAAGTTTCATTAACTCCAGTCGCCTTCTCCATATTTGAAATTGTCATGCTTGGAAATTTTACTATAGACGAGCAGTCCCTAAACAGCCTAAAAAGACCACCTTGTGCAAGCACATATTTGTCTGTTGCTGGCATTGTAACATTGCTGCACCCATAAAAATGCGCATTAGAAGTTTGATATTTTAAATCTCCCCATTGCCTGACTTCAAGAAGTTTCAGCCTATCGTTAGCATTCGCAAATCTAATAATAGTAAAAAGCCCATATATTCTCACCTCGTATTCTCCAGCCGCAGGATAAGTATGAGTCCATTTCGGGTCATCATAGGCTGTAATGTAATCAGATGTGTTATCGCCCCAATCTACCCAACAATTATAGGAACCGTTACTACCTGTCGGAATTGCAATTTGATCACTATTTGATACTCCTGCATTATCTGTTTTCCAGTAGGTAATAAAAGCGTTACTATCTTCACACAAATTTTTTGAGCAAGGTAATTCTATAGGATGAGATATTGGGCTTTGAACTGCATTAACCATTAATTTTCTATAGTATTTCCAAATTTTTGAACCCAAACTTGACTGTCTTCCGTACCACCGTCTACAGTTCTTCTTGCTCTAAATATTGGCGGCAAATCCATAGTAAACAAATCGTTTGTCTGAATAGCTTTATATGTTACAAAAGATAGAGAGCTTTCAAGCTTTCCCTCAAGCACTATAGTGTCGCCAGACCCAACCTCTATTTGAATGTGCGCTTTTTTTAGCGTTTGTTCTCTTTCTGTAATTGTTTGCGTGTCGCCAGTGTCACCGCTTGTCGTATCAAGTATTTTAGTGATGCTTCCAGTTACTTCATTTACCATATGATTTATTTAATAGTTATTTGTAAATACAACACATAGTTGTAAACCTCGATAATATTTATGCAAGAGTTTATTAACCAAGTGTTGACTGCACGCCAAGAGCCGAGCCAGTAAGAAGGCTTCTTCTCCCAATTCTGCCACTTGCTGCTAATCTTTGTTGTTGTCTAAACTCTGTTGCTTGTTCTGCTTCTTTTGCTGTTTGTATAGCTGCAATTTCTGCCTGCCTTTCTTTTTCAGCTCTTGCTATATTTTTTGCTCTTGTTTCTGCCCTTCTAGCTGTCATTGCTTGTTTATGTGCCGAGACCGCTTGACCTGCTGCCCCTGCTGCTGCCAATCCTAATGTAACGGCTGTTGTTGCTGCTGCCATTATAAAACCTTTAAATAGTTATAAACTTGATCCGTTCTAACAAACCCAAGTTTTCTGAAACGAATAGCTAACCCAGCGTTATTAGTGGATGAAAAGATAAACTTGTAACCTTTATTTTTAGCAAGTTCTATAAGCTTAGTCAATAACAACGTTATAGCATGCCTTCTTATTTCCTTATTTGTGTCATAATTTGCAATAGTAAATTCTAAGGCAGCTATTTTTGAATTGGTAAGATATATAAATCCTGCGCAAATCTTTTCTCCTTCATATTCTACAACTAAACCTGTATCTGTAGGTAATATTTCCACTGGTGGGCATACCCATTCACCCGTTGCATAATGGTTATACCATTTCTGTAAATCTTTATAGTCTTCCTCTCTGTAATTTCTACTAATCATAGACACCCCAATTTGAATTTGCTTGTACTGTATTGCTTACGCCATATCTAGCCTTAAATTCTTTGTTTGCTACATTAAAAGCAAATGTTAAGGCTAAAGCATCGCCTAAATCTGGTGACTTACCTAATCGTTTTTTTATGCTTTCTTTCTTCTCTAATAACAATCTACTTGATGAATCAAAGCTATATTCTGGTGCTTGTATATCTGAATGCAACGCGTCGATATCTTCTATCTTTACCGTTCCATTGTTTAGCCATTCTTTCATTCTATCCCACATCTCAGCGCGTTTGTTTGCGTATCTATCGCCATTATCTGCCTTTTGTCCAAAATTTACCGCTGTTACTACTTGATTAAAACCTAATTCCCTTAATCTGTCATAAACACCTGCGCCAATTCCTCCAACGTCTATAAATATTTTGTCTGGCTTTTCGTTATTTATAATTTGTACTAGTCGTCCTGCAACTTGCATTGTGTCTAAACCTTCAAACATTTCATGTTTATATTGCACTCTACCAGCTCGATACACAATGGCAGTTTTATCTTTTCCTTTCCATGCAGGGTCAACACCAATTACTTTAATATCGTCTGCATGTACATTTTCTGCCTTTCTTGCATTCATAATCACTTCAGAAGATATTAAGCTATTATCACTTGATGTTTGAAACGCCTCAACAGCCGTTGCAGGATATTCTTGCTTAAACTGCCACAGTCCGCCTGCAAAGTTATTTATCTTGTTTCTTCGCCATGCTATTTGTTTGTCATCTAGCTTATAAAGGGTTTTATATTCCATCTCTTCGCTAGTAAGTACAAAGTCTTTAGGTAATTCTAACCTGTATTCATCTTGCCAAAACCACGGGACAAAGATCATTTGATACTCGCTTTCACCTGCAAGGGCTGCAATAGACATCTTATGAAACATATTACCAATTCCATTAGCAGTCGATTCTAATATTATCTCAGTATTTTTTGTGTCTGGCACAGTTTGCATTATACCAGAACTTATTTCATTTGTATTTTTCCAGAATGCAACTTCTGAGCCATGCAACAACTGTATAGTGTCTGAACGTCCAACACTGCCACTTCCTGCGGTTCCTATTGCATAACCACTATCAAGCGTTGAGAATACAAGCTCTGAGGAGTTAGAAACTCCTGTAGTTGCCTTCATTGGCTCAGGCATGTTGTCATGAT